ATGAAAGAGTTCCTTTTGTTCGACAGTTAGCTGACGCAGTTTCCGATCATGCAAATAAAAGAGGCGCTGTTAAAACTTTCTTAGGTCGAAGATGTCGTTTTGAATTATGGGAGCCAAAAGCCTTTGGGTCTTATAAGGCGTATCCTTTAGATAGAGCGAAAGAAGAGTATGGTGAATACACTCCTTTAAAAAGATCAGGAACCTATAAAGCTTTAAATCGATTAATTCAAGGCTCAGCTGCTGACCAAACAAAGAAAGCAATGATTGACTTGGATAAAGAAGGCATTACTCCAATGATTCAAATTCACGATGAATTAGCGATCAGTATTAAAGATGATCCAGAAACACAAAAGAAAATCATTGATATTATGGAGAATACGATAGAAATGAGCGTTCCGTCTAAGGTTGACGTCGCTATTGGTAATAACTGGGGAGAAGCAAAATGAGATGTTGGCATTGTAATACAGAATTAATATGGGGTGGAGATCACGACTTAGAAGATGAAGCAGAAGAATATGTTATGGTGACAAATTTAAGCTGTCCTAATTGTGGTAGTTACGTAGAAGTTTTTCTTCCTAAAGAAAAAGAATTAGATTTAAAAGTAATAAAAGGAGAACAAAAATGAGTGATAAAATTAATCCTAACTATTATAAAAATAAAACTATTGAGACAATCGATGCGATTGAATCTCAATTAACAAAGGATGAGTTTATTGGGTATTTGAAAGGTCAGATATGGAAATATCTGGCCAGACATCGTGAAAAGAATGGTATCGAAGATATCAGGAAAGCTCAATGGTATTTGAATAAGTTAGAAAAGATGCTGTCAGTTGACGGAGTGGCTTAAAAAGAACGATAACGACTGTTAATAAATTATAATGTTTTTGCAAGGGCCACTAAATCTAAAAACTTTTTGCAACATACATCAAAGTTACCTTCCTTGTACATTGTGTCGTTATCATTCTAACTATTAATTTATCATATCTATTGTGCGAAAACAACAATTCTCTTTTTTTAAGATGTGGATAAAACATCTATCACAAGGAGAAAATAAAAATGTTTAATTTAACAAAAAGATCAATGGATCACTTTTTAAACTTCTTTAAAGTAAAGGAAGACAAAGACGAAACCATTAAACAATTCTGTCAAGCAGAATACAAAAATGATTGGTATGCAGCTTATATGACCTTTAAACAAGAAGGTCGCTTTCCAAACTTTATTAGAAGAACTCTCTAGGTATTAGCTACAATTTCAGCAAGGGATTCGCAGCGCTTCGGTGTCTGTGAATGCCACCTGGAGTTTTTCATTTCCAGTGAAGCTGTTTTCCAATCCTTGACTCTCATTGCTTTCCACATCTTCTTAAAATTTCGGACACCTTGAGTCCCTAGTTGGAAAACCATTTCCACGATTACTTCACCAATATGCTGAGGTAATTCATGTCCAATACATTCTTCAATTAATAAGTCAGCGCCTGCCGCGGCTCTATTGATATCAATATCAAATAACTCGTCTATTTCTTCTCTAGAAATCTTTTTTCCTTCTGGAAATCTATCTCGTTCATGTGGCTGTATTAAATGGCCAATGCCAATCGTGGCTTTTCCTAATGAATCTAAATATAATTCGTTCACAATTCCTTCATGGGCGATAACCCTAGCTCGAAGTTCTTCTGTAATTTTTATCATGATGCACCTATTCCCCAGTGTTCTTCATGGGGATCTTTCTCTACCTTTCTTTTAAATATATTTATAATAAATTGAATTAATTTCATTTATTTAAGTTTATAACCTAAACCAGCGTATTTGTCTACACTTCCTCCCTTTTTAAATGCGAAATTTAAACCAGCTTCTATTCCTTGATTACCAATGCCTATATTATAGTTTACAGGAGTATTGTTATACATAAATTGATCTTTATATCCTATTCTATTTGGATTAAAGGGATCAAATTGAATTTTATTTAAATTAGATTGTTGTGCTAAATTTCGTAGATTTTGTAGGTTACCTATAATATTTTGACCTACATTACTAGCTACGACTCCTGACATATCCATATCACTCACTCTGATTGGTTGAAAGTTTTGTTGTTTAAATAAAGGATTTTCTGAATACAGCTCAGGATAAGACTCCATAAATTGTTCTTGAGACATTTCACTTGGTAAAAGAGGATCAGGTTTTGGTTTCATAATTGTTTCAAAGTTGTAAGGGAACATAGGTTGCTCTGTCACTGTTATATCGCTACTTCCTCCATAATTAACAACAGGTGGTTCACCACCTAAGGTTTTTCTCAAATTATCGTAAAGACCACCAACAGTTTCTATTCCCTGTTGAGTTCCACTTTTAATTCTTTGAAATAAATCAGAGGCAACAGATCCAAGAACACCACCTTTACCAATAAAGTTACCTATTCCTCTACCAATACTTCCTAGGCCATAGCCAATATCACTTCCTATTTCTCTAAAAGTAGGACCATATTGATTGGCTAATCTCATTGATTCTTCTACAAGGCTTCTTGGAGCACCTTGTTTCATTTGTAAAAGATTTGAAGAACCTGTTACAGGTTTTGTGTATAAATTTTTAAATCGCTGAAGTTCATCAGCTTGTTTCATTCTACGTAAAGCTCTGTCATCGGAAACATCAGGTCTGTTAGAAAAAAATTCTCTACGGCCTCGAGCTGTATCAAGTTCTCGCTCTATTTGACCAATACTTTTTGAAGGAGGACCTACTGGTCTCGCTACCCTACTCTCTTTTAATCCTGGTGGTGCCATTATGCTACCACCTGTGGTTTTTTAAATTTTTTTGACTCATAGAGATCGACTATACCACCTTCAGCAGCATTGAACAAGGGTAGGCCTACGGATTCTAAGCCTGCCATTATTTGTGGATTTATTCCACCCATTTGTCCTTCTCCAATTGAAGTTACATCTATCTTAGGTATCTCAATAGGAGCAATAACATCGACTCCTGTATCACCTCTACTAACTTGAGGTTCTGAAAAGGTGACCGTGCCTCCTGAAGGGACTGGAGGAGAAGGTAGTGAATCTTTAGTGCTGTCTTCCATATTCTGTAATTCTTCTAAAAATATATTTTGATCTTCAGGTGTTTTAAAGTTCTCTGTTTGTTGAATGATGTCATCAATAACGTCTGGGTTGGTAGGATCTTGTTCAAATAACTGAACATTATCTAATATACTTTCAATTTTTGATTTTGCTTCATTTATTACAACAGGATCAAGACTTGGATCTAAAGCTTGTAATTCTGTGTTCAAAGCAGCGTCTTTTGCTTTTTGTTCTAGTTCCCCCATTGCTGCTCTAAAGAATTGAGTCCAAGCAGTTTTTCTTTTTATAGCTGGTAGTGTTGAATCAAAACCTTGAATCGCGAATTTTAAAGTATCTGGACTTGTTAAAAAATTAGAAAAGTTTCTAACACCAATAACAGAACCAACTATACCTAAGGGACCACCTAAAACGTATTTAAATATATTAGCTACAGGGTTATTAGTAATCGCTCTCGCACCACCCATACCACCAATAGCAATACTTCTTCTTAAGAATGTTCCTGTTGCTGGAATATTAATATTTTGTTGTCTTGTTAGCATGTCTAAAACATCGCTGACATAATTAGAAGGTAATCTTTGAGACTCTGGTAATGATTCATTCATTATATCTATGAGTTGATTGAAAGCCTTTCCTCTTGCTTTTTTACCAGTTCCACCCAAGCCTAATAGAGTCATTAATTTACCTGTGTCTAAAACATCGGTACCTGATTCTTTAATGTTTCTCGTAGAAGCAGCCACAGCGTCATCAAACCAAGTTTTCACTAATTCGCCTGCTAGTTTTTTATCACCACCAGTAATTTTTAATAAATCATCGACTGCTGAAGGAGTCATTCTTCGAAGCAAAGGTGCTACTAATTCATCTACATATTTTTTTGATTCACCTTTAAATTTACCACTTAAAGCTGTAAAGATGTCATCTACGTTTTCAATTTGACCAGCTACCACTCTTTCAAAAGGTTCTCTTGCTGTTGTATATATTTGTCTAAAATCTTTTATCTGTTGAATATAATTTTTAATTATACCTTGTTCTTCTTTTGGAAAATTCTTTAAAAAATCTTCAGCACTAGCATCATCTAAAAGATTTCTCATTTGAGTAAAAGATTCCCCTAGATTTGCTTTATTGGTTCCTGGTTTACCTCTAGAAGAGGTGACAGCATTTTCTAACTGTTCCATAATAGTTTTCCAACCAGAATAATTTATCTTTGCGTTTTGAGGATATATTTTTAAAAATCTTTGAGCAAAATTGTAAAACTCATTATAACCAGGATCAGTTGTTTTCGTTACTTCTTTACCATATTGTTTTTCAAAATTTGTTATATATTCTTCTAAAAATCCTCTCATTTTATTGACAGGAATAACTTTTCCTTTATTGGGAACAGCTTTTTCTGCTTGAACTATTTCATTAGAAAGATTGCCCATAGTCTTTTTAAATGTGCTATAAGCCTTGTTTGATTGTTCAAAAATCTTTCTTGCAAGAGTATCTTCATCCAAACCTTGTCCCATTTTTTTAGAAAAGTCTCCCAATAGATTAAATAATTCTGTTGATCGCTCTGCTGTCACACCTTTTAATTTAGAGCCTAAAAGTGGGATTTGAGCAAAACCAGTTCTTGCAAGATTAATAAATTTACCAACTCCTGTTGCTGTGTCTAAATCACCAATAGTAAAAGCTAGTCGATCGCCTAAATATTCTTTTGATTTATTAAACGCTTCTACCAATTCAGGATTAGCTTTCACTCCTTTAGATAAATAGAGTCTAAAAGATTGAATTGCGGATTCAGCCATAGGACCTACGGTGGCCCAAGTTAAACTTCTTTTAAAATCATCAGGTAATACTTCTAATTGTTCCCAAAAACTAACTTCTTCCCCTGTAGAGTTTTTTTGAATTAAATCAAAAGCTTGAGCACCTGCTGTGGCTCCCAAGGCATCGTATAAAATTAAAGATAATATTTTTCCTGGAACAGTAGGAACATAAGGTAAGGCTCTTAGTGTTAACGCTTTTGTTCCTTGAGCCAAGCCAGCAATACCACCCACAGCTTCAAAAGTTTCTCTATTAAGACCAAATCTTTCCAGTCCTTCTCTTTGAGAAAATATTTGTTCTAAACTATCAGGATCTAATAATCCTCCTTCATAAGATTTAGGGTCAAAAGCTAGGTTTTTTCCAGTGAAAGGTTTTATTAAATCATACGCTAGTGAAAAAATATTTGGAGTTTTTGCTTTTCCATACTTTTCTTTTAACTCAGTAGCTCTCTCTTCGCCTTTGCTTTTAAGAGCTTCGACTTCTTCTAAGAAAACATTCTCAGCCATGTTAAGACCCTGACTGTTGTTTGAGTTTATTCAATAAAGAATCTAATATTTGTTCTTGAAATTGTGGTTCTTGCTTGATTGCATCCATAGCTTGTTTTACTAGCTCATTGTCTTCAGTAACATCAAATTGTTGCAGTATTTGAGATAAGGCAGAACCATATTCTACTTCTGGTCTTCCAATAGCCTCTCTTAACTGATTATTTGCTTCTTGAACGTTTTGTAAAATACTTTTTAAAGTGTTAGTCGCGACAGTTGCATCACTAAATCCAGAGATTCTTAAGTTTGCTTTTTGATCAGCAATTCTGTTAAAAGCTGGCATTCTAGTAACATCAATATCTTTAACAAAATTAACTAATTTTTCAGGTATCAATGTTTCTAAGTTCGCTAAATCTTGAATATCAGGATCCGATAAAAATTTTGTTACAGAAGGAGGAACAGGGCTTGTGCTACCAAATAATTCAAAGAATTGATTTATAGGCAAGACTCCTTTTTGAGCTACCTGTATAACATCTCCTACTAAACCTGCTAGCTTAGGATTGTTTTCAATCATTCCTATTGCTTCATTTAATAGTTTTTCTAGTTCTACACCTGAGATAATTCTGTTTTGATATTTAGTAATCATTCCAGGATCTCTTACCAATTCCATACCACCTTTTCCTACTAATTCGCTTTTTTGTAAACCCATAGATCCTCCTTCAATACCTTCCATGGCTTCCTCATAAGTAATCCCACCAGCAGTGGTTTCTCCCATAGAAGAAGAACCATTGGCTCTTTTTACAATACCACCGTCTTTCATATCAACAGTCGAGAAAGTTTGTTGTATTAAAGGTTGTTGAGCAGTAGTTGATACAGGTTCAAAATTTGCATCTAGTAAGTCTCTAATTTTTGTTGCATCTTTGGTTTGATCTAAAACAACAACACTTCCTGTTTTAGGATCTTTTAAATAAATCGGTTTTTCCATACCTTTTGACTTTTCAAAAAGAATTTTTAATTGATTCTCTAGTCCCATTTTAGCAAGATCAAATTCTCTCTCAGACATAGACTGTTTTCTAGATAATAAAGTTTTGTAAGCTTGAAGAGCTATTGCTTTGTCTTGTTGAGTTACAGCGTTAGTTATTTTGTAAATATCTCCTGCTGTTTGAGATATCAATTGATTAATATCTGCTCCTGAAGCAAGTTCTAGGCCTCTTTGTATTCCTGTTAAAGCTAAAGCTCTTTGAGCTTCTTTTTTAGAATCACCATATACTCCTTTTAATAAATCAATTTCATTTTGAAGACTCGAAGCGTCCATTGTAACTGGAGACACATATTGTTTCATAAAATCAGAAATCAAAGTATTAGACATATCCATATAGTCAGGTGTTGGAGTAGAAGTTAAAGAAGTAGTTGAAGGAGTCATAGTACCTGCAAAAGTAGGATCGCCTTGAATAGATGTTCCTGGAATATTTTGAAAGACAAAAGGTGAATCTTTAGAGTCAACAATTAAACCTGATTGAGCTCTTACAATACCCATGTTTTGTGGATTAGCTAATTGATCAGAAGCCATAGGAGGCATCATGTCTTGTGCTTGTTGTGTAGCACCAATACCTTTTTGTTCTTGTAACTCAAATACTGGTTGCACTAAAGTTAAGACAGATAAAGGCGTATCAGTAGCATCTTTTTCGCCAACAACGCCTGCTAGTTCTTGGACTCTTCCTTCCATAGGTACATCATCACCACGAATTTCATTCATTAATTGAACATATTGTTCTGGGGAAACTTTAGCGATACCTTCTTCAGACGGTCCACGGTCCACGGTCATCGGACCTTGGCTCATCGGTTCTTCTCTATCTAATCCGTCAGCAATACCCACAGCATCAGATTCCATTTCACCACCTTTAGCCATTAACATTGGATTAATTCTTGGTTCATTAGGCATTCTTGCAGGTGATAATCTTTCAAGAAAATCTAATTCTTCTTCTGATAACCCACTGTCTCTAGGAGGAAGAACGCCTTTTTCTTCACTTTCACTCTTAGCTTTAAAAGCTGTAAACTGATTTATTAAAGGAATTAAAGTGCTAAAGTTTTCAGGCGTATTTCCTTGTAACAACATTTCTAATATTTGTTGACCGTTTGGTATTTGGTTTATCAAAAAGTTTTGAAACTCAGGATTCATTAAATTTCTAGTATAACTATCTGTCTCAACTTCTTTTTTACCAATATCGAAAGGAACTCTTAATAAATCACCCAATTGTCTGCTCACATTATCAGCTTCTTGATTGCCAATAATTCCTCTCATTCCTTCGTTTGCTTTAATATCCTCTATTAACTGTCTTAGTTCTGCTGATCGCTCTCCGACGATGGGTGAACCTGATTGTCTAAACAAAGGTCTTTTCATTACTGAATTCATCATTAAAAGAGCCCCCCACTTTGTAATCCACCTAAGGCACTAAGACCTGCGATGCCATAACCTGCGATTTGTTGTAAAGGAGATACTTGAGTAGCT